GCATTTATGCCGCCACTGGCTATTCTGCACCAGGTGGCTCTGGTGGTGGCGGCTACGGTGGATCAAAACTTGGAAGTGGGGTTAGTGGAACAAATGCAACGTCAGGAACCAATGGCTGTGCTAACACCGGCGGCGGAGGCGGAGGCGGAGGTGCTTACCAAAGTGGTCAAGGTACAAGATTTCCAGGCGGAAACGGCGGCAAGGGTGTAGTCATTGTAAGTTGGAGCGACTCTTATTCACCAGCTACCTCCGTTACAGGAAGTCCTACATATACTCACAATACATCCGCACATCTTCATGTTTATCAATTTAATGCCAGCGGATCTTTTACAATTTGATTATCCAAACATTTATTAATTCAGTCATACATAAATAAAAATTAGTTAAATACAAGTACTATGAGCTTCCCAACTTCCCCAACTAACGGTCAAATTGCAACACTGAGCAATGGAATTACTTATTCCTATACCAGTGCAACTAACTATTGGGCTAGACTTGCTGGTGGAGTCTCAGCACCCCCATCCTTTAAAAATAGATTGATCAACGGTGCAATGACATTTGCACAAAGAGGTAGCTCACCTGTGAGTAATCAGGTAGCAAGTTCAACTTTAAAATATAATACACTAGATCGCTGGGGTTATTGGGCTAATGCTTTGGGATATTTTTATCTAGAACAGAGCACGGCAAGTGTTCCAACAGGTTATACCAATAGTGCATTGATCACATCGGGATCTGCAACAACAGTATCTTCGGGAGTCTATGCAACTTTCAGCCAACGTATAGAAGGTTATAATGTTGCTGACCTAGCATGGGGAACTAGTTCTGCACAATCGGTATCGGTATCATTCTGGGTAAACTGTTCACTGACAGGAACATTCAGCGGGTATGTATCTAACAGTGGCAATACCTATAGTTATCCATTTACATTTACTATATCAGCGGCAAATACATGGGTACAAATTACACGGACAATTCTGGGACCAACAACAGGATCGTGGAATAATACCACCGGAATTGGTATAGAATTTGGCATTACATTAGCCGCAGGATCAACTTACCAAGATACTGCTAATGCATGGACTACAAAAAGTTTTGCTATAGGTTCTGCTGGTTCAACTAATTTATTAGCAACCAATGGTGCTACAATGTATATCAGTGGCGTGCAATTAGAAGCAGGTGCGTCGGCTACAACTTTTGACTATAGAGACTATACTAGAGAACTGCAGATGTGTCAGCGATATTATGAAATGTCATACGATGTTACAACTCCACCTGGTACAGCTACAGATGTTGGTATGACAATACAACGAGGTACAACCCAAGGGGGAGGAGCTTTGGGATCTACAGTGAATTTTAAAGTTACTAAAAGAGGTACACCGTCTCTTTCTTTTTGGAATACCAGTGGCGGTACCGGATGGTCTGGTACTTATTCAGGAGGCGGACTTACTCTTACTCCTAGTCCAACAGGAGTTGGAGTAAACGGATTTTATCAAAATACAGCTTCTGGTATAGGTGCTTGGACAAACGCAGAAATTTATGGTCAATGGACGGCATCATCGGAGTTATAAAAATGTATCAATTAGTAAAGAATTTAATTACAAACAACATTGAGATAGTTAAAAGGCTTGAAGACAATCTTTATATTCCTTTTGCACTAGATAATACTGACTATGTTATTTTTAAACGTGATGTATCTAACAGTGTAGACATCAATGATTCTAACGGCACACCGTTGACCAATCAACAGAAGCGTGATCTCTACGCTACTCTACCTTAATCTATTAAGTCTAATAGTAATTCTAATTTAGCACGAACAGCACGATTGTTGAAACTGTTCTTTACACCCTGGTGCAAGGGTTTGGGCCATTGATCAAATCCAGTCCAAGCATAGCCACTGTGTTCCTCATTTAGTGTAGGAATAAATTCACGATCGATCATTAGTACATAGGTGTTGTACTGGAAGTTTTGATCATTGCTGGTAAACAGCTCTAGAGGAATAATCTTTTTTATCTTAGGCGTAGCACCTACTTCTTCCTGTATCTCACGACTCAGTGCTTCAAAGGCTGTGGCATCCGTAGGCTCTTTACGACCACCAACTAGCCCCCAAGTACCAGCGGTCTTACCTTGTGTTCGTAAGAGAAACAAAAATCTGCGAGTATCTCGAGCTAGGAATAAACCTCCACTGCAAATGATTTGTTGAGTTGATGTTGTTTTAGCGTTCATTGTTTATCATAACACAAGACGCCATCCTAATGCTGGGTAGATGCCTTCAAAGCTCTTCGACCACTGATGTCCGTCCCACTTGTATTGTATACCTGTATATGAATTAGTTATGTAATGAACTTCAACCACATCAGCAGAATTGAATATCACATTCCACTTAACTCCATCCCACTGTATGATGTCATTGGCCAATGCTTGAAAGTCGCTTTGATCAGCATTTTTCCATGCCACAGGGCCACTATAACCAGGTTGACCATATTCTGATACAACATTGATATTTTCTAATATTAGATATGTAACATTAGTCACTGGTGTTCCTGGAGCAAATGTCTCAGGATTTATAATTGCATCTACAGTACCTAAGGGACGGTTCAGTAGGGCATTGTTGGCAGGTATAGTATCTGTATCAAATGTCAGCAACATTCTACGCTCATCATACGGATCTAAGCTAATGTAAGCAACAATTTCGTTACCGTTGGGCTTAGATAATCTCAGCTGACTGATATTTGCACGGAATTGACCAGGATATAAATCTAATAGTTTACGCCACGATACTGTATTGCCAGGCATCGTTGTATCACTTGAGGCTGTGTCTATTTCATTGGTCAACAAACCGGCCACACCATCTAATACCATTAATTCAAAATTGCCAGGTGTAACTACCACAGATTCAACTAGATTACCTAATCCAGGATAAACAGCATTAGGATCATCGTAGTCAGTTATGATAGTGCCTTGTTGATCAGCAAAAACATTAGCAATAATTTTAGTAATGACACCCATCTTCATAACTTTAGCAGGAGGTGTAATCCATATAGGTGTTGTAAATGTCATATTCATTATATCAATGTTTTGATCAACACCTTGGGGTATCTGACGACTAGTCCAACTTGTACTTTCTAATTGTAATACAGTTAAGCTAGTCCAGTCTATAAAGTTATCAGTAGTTTGAAGTTCTAGACTAGGATTAAACAAATACGCAATCTGTTCAAATATCTGCAACTTTTGTTCAGTATTAGTAGTCCATAAGTCTGCTACAAATGTTAATTTGTATGGACTTGGCATAATACGCTCTACAGTATATCCCAGTCCTTGAGTGTTCAAGTATTGACCTGTTGTTTCATCAAATTCGCGCTCACGAATTTGTACCTTACTGACAAATGTAGGATCTTGTAGTCGACTTTGGTCATAGTCTAGTCCTTTGATATAGCAAGCAATGAATGGTGCAGTAGGCATTACATTCTCTGAATTCTTTTTCAACAATGCACTGGCCTGACGACTAGGATCACCATACATTACTGGTATTTGACTTAACTTACCTGAGCTATCTTTCCAAGAAAAATTACTCATTAATCTCATGTACTGGGTTAGATATCGGCGTACTTGCCCCGAATAAAAATGATCCATTTTAGTTGTCCGCCTTGGGTTTTAATGCTGTATTCAATGCTTGTTTCTCTACAACAAGTTTTCCATTGATAGTAGCAGTTGTAGTATTGTTGATGAAACTGGTCTTCTGTGTTTGTCGTATCTGTGAGCCAAAGAAAGTTCCAGTACTAACATCCTGTGCACCAAACTGATTCATAGTCATGCGTACATTTTGTTCAGTCATAATCCATTTGCCGCCATCAAATCTGTACAAGACATTAGGAAGATAATCAACTCTCAAATAATATTGACCTATGCTAGGATCTGTAGGAAATTGTGTGCCTGATCCAAAGGCCGCACCATTTTTAGGTATAGTATTACCTGATGCATATCCTACATAAACTTGACCATTAGGAGTATTTAGAATCATGCTGGCATCCATGGTATCTATACTGGCATCATCTGTGACATCACTAGTAGGTGCATAACTTACTAGGCCTGTACTCGAACTTATGGGTATGACAAAAAACTGATTAGTATCATACCCGCTAACAGGTGCGTCTAATGCAGCCTGTGTAATAATCTGATCATTGATTTGTATACTTTGATTGTAAGTACTGAGTAAATCTTTTAGTGTAGTTCCGTCACCATTGCCTGCATCTTGTGCAAATATTTGACTGAATTCTTGACTGTCAATCAACGGTACACACTTGGCGCGAACTAAATGAGGATACCATGTTTGACTAAAACCATTGGCAGGACGAGTAACATCCTGCACAACATAAAATCTTTTAAGAGCAACAAAATTGTTGTCTAGAGCATATTCATCTTTTAAGTGAGGTAATTCTAGCACATCGCCAGGCATGATTTTACGCCCCAGCGTATCCACACAGTTGCGTAAATGAAAGTGCATTAATACTGTATCATTTTGTAGAAACAATCCAAACTGACTTAAATTAAAATCTAAATCAGCCATTGTATAAATTCCACGAATTGTATATACATCTGGCTCGTAGTTGCGATCGCGATTTTCCATGAACAGGACATCTTGTATGCCTAGTTCTGGAATAGGATTTGCACTGGTATTAGGAGTTGTAGGAGTAGATTCACCATCTTGCGGAGCAACTGGACCGAGGTATTTGTGAATAAAAATATCTGTACCACCAACCTGAAACTGCTCGTTGACCACGCGATCAATGAAGCGGAAGTCCGGCCCTTTCTCCGGTTTATAAAGTGATAATCTTGGGATTTTAGTTCTCCTGGTTAGTGTTATTTATCGCTAAATATCGATATGATAGACAACGACCCATCCTTAAATCAATACCAAGAAGTTATCGACTATATCAAAGCCATGTTAGGCTCGGGTATGGTAGATGTAGAATTGGATCCCATACACTATAATACTGCTATAGGTCGTGCCCTGGCAAAATTCCGTCAGCGTAGTAGCAATAGTGTTGAGGAAAGTTTTGGATTTCTAACTATCCAAGTTGATGTTACAGACTATTACATGCCTAAAGAAGTAATGAGTGTGCGTCAATTGTTCCGTAGAAGCATTGGTTCAAGATCCGGTGGCGGGGCTGGGGGTACATTGTTTGAACCATTTAACTTAGCCTATAGTAATACATATTTGCTCGCATCAACAAACATGGGTGGCCTAGCTACTTATTATGCCTTTGCTGGATACCAAAAACAGGTCGGTAAAATGTTTGGTAGCGACATAAACTTTACTTTTAATCCTACTACAAAACTGTTGACTATAATGCAACGCCCTCGTGCTGAAGAAGAGTTGTTGGTTTGGATGAGTAATTATCGTCCTGATTTTAATCTGTTACAAGATCCTTATGCACAACAGTGGTTACGGGATTACGCCCTAGCAACCTGTAAAATTATGCTAGGTGAGGCACGTGAAAAGTTTGCTACAATCACAAGTCCTCAAGGTGGAACGCAGTTAAATGGTGCCGCACTCAAAGCTGAAGGCAAAGCTGAAATTGAAATGCTAGAGCAAGACCTAATCAACTACAAAGATGGCGGTCAACCATTGACCTGGATCACCGGTTAAATTGGCTAATAAAATATTGACATCATAATCTAATTGTAATAAATTATAGTATCAATTAAGGGA